TCCGGCTACCGGAGCACTCGTGTTGCTCAGAACGCGAAGTTCCGTAACGGCCCCCCACACTCCCGAACTGGCCGTGATCGACGCCAGAGGAATCATCGTCGGACCATAGCTGGAGAGGTCCACATTGCTGGTATCGGTGTATCCCGAGACCCCGGTCATCGTATTCGAGCCACGGGCGAGCGTTACCGGTGTCCCGCCAGCGTCAAGGCAGTTGAAGCCAACATAGCTGGGGGCCGAACCGGCCAATAGCGTAAACGTGGTCGCCGCGACGGTATAGACGAGTCCGCCGCATCGAACCTTACCCGTTGCCAGAGTCGCCACATTCGAGGCGATGGTGACCTTTAGATCGGTGAGCTGGGTAACGGTAGTTGTCGCTGTCGAGAGGCACGTCTCCGTGCCGGAATTGTCCCGCTGACAGATCCCTACTCCCGTCTTAAAGTACATGCGGTACTTGCCAGCCGAGGGATTCGCCGGAGCCGAGCCCGCAGTGGCATCGATCCAGCCCGTGCCGATGTCATTGTTCGTGGACTTGTCGAAGGCGTTTGTTACTTGCGCCGCGGTGTAGTCGCCAGTTTGCGCCGTAACGGCTCCGGTGCGCCCGAATACGCTGGTAACACCTCCGGATATTAAACCTGCCGCAAGACACTTCGTTGTGTTGTTCCAGATCAGGTGTACATTGACGCCAGTGAAGGAAAGCGGATTACAGATCAGCCTACTGCGCAGGCTCTTGGCATCCTGCCCATGCAAGGAGAATGCCGCCATCATCAGCAGGAGAAATACTCGCATCGCGACTCCTATGGACGCTGGTTTCCGGTTATCTGATAGCGGATACCGACCGCATCGGCCGAGATTTTAAGTCCGCCCTGGAAGAACCACCATGCGTTCCCGTAATTCCGTATGATCTGATCCGAAGAGATCATGATTGGCTTCCCCATGACGGTATCGTCCACGGCGCGGGTGAACGTGATGGTGATCGGCTCCGTAGTCGTCGTATTGGACAGGATCATCTCTTCAATGTTCGTGTCCGTAGTGGAAACCTGCACAACGCTCGTGGTAATTGCGCCGTCGTAAAAAACACTTCTTCCAAGGGGCGTGCGCGGCATCTTTAGAGCAAGCGAACGTGTACGCTATTGGCCGCCGGTGTGATCTTGGTGGTCAGCTCATTGTAGAGGTAGATGGCGATCTGGTTTACGGCGTTGACGATGGGAGGCTGCTTAACGGTAACCCCGGAGTCGAGCGCGTTCACGAACGAGATCACGGGAATCATGCCAGGCATCGCCCCCGGTACGGCAACGTTCGTCACGGTTTCGGGAGCCGAATTGGCGAGCGTGTTCATCTCGGAGAAGGTAACATCGACCGACTTCTGTGTCCCGATATAAGTATTGTGAGTATTGGTCGTCGTGGCCATTCACCGCTCCTTAGTTGCCAGCTGCCTTGTAGTTTTGGATCGCAGTAACAGCCGCCATCATGGCATCGTAAATGTTCTTGGTCCGCGCGATCAGCCGCACCGTGCCACCGCTGGTCCATGGCGCGATGCCGACTGAATCCTGAAGCTCAAAGGAATTGGCCAGAGATGCCGCCACAATAAAGGGGCCACCATTCGCGGCAGTGTTGCCTACGAATCCCGAGTTCACGATTACATCGCCATTGATGAGCCCGTGCGCCACTGCCGAAATCACAATCGGCGTCGCATTAGTGGCGTTGGTAACAGTGAAGGTTTGAATCACCGTCTGGGTGTTGTTCTGGAGGTAAGGCTCGGTTCCGAGACGTGTCCCGCCGCTGGGCCTCACGGCAGGAGTTGCGATTGCGTGCGCTTCATAGTTGCCGGAGCCATCATTTCCGATGTAGATTGCAAAGCTCAGTTCTGCCACAGGGCGTCTCCTTGTAAGTTCAGAGTCAGACTCTAACCACCGAGAGTATCATAAACTGTGTAACTCGATGAATTACGAAGAGGCACTCAAGAAGCGATGGAAGGCTCGCACCGATCTTATCTGGCTGTGTAACAACGTCCTCGGAATGCACAAGGTTTCCGTGGAGTTGAACGGCGAGATGGTGAAGCGCATGTATCATTTCCCGAAACCAAAGTCATTCGAGGAGATGAAGGAGCATGACCGGTGGGACCCGCAGGATGGATGGATCTATGAGCCTCTTATTGTTGACCCTCTGCGGTCTCCTGGCAAGTTGCCGGACGCCGCAACGATGCCTGGCAAGAGAAATACTCTGCTGCTCGACTCCAGGTCGTTTTATAAAAGTTCGATCAATGTCATAGGCCATTCCGTGCAGTGGATACTGAACTATCCAGACATCACGATGCTTCTCTTTCAGGGCACGCTGGACCTTGCGGAGAAGTTTCTAGTGGACACACGCAACCACTTCCAGCTCAATGAGCGCATGCGCGAGTTGTTCCCAGAGCTGTGCGTTCCGTCTACACAGAAAGACTTCGGAACAAAGCAGGAGTTTACCGTGCCGGGACGGACGCCTGGATATCTTCGCGAGCAGCCAACGATGAAGGCTACCTCGATCATGAAGGCTGGCGCTGGCCAGCACGTAGAGGTCATCAAATTCTCAGACATCGTGAACGAAGACAACGCGAACAACAAAGAGATGTGCGCCAAGGTCACGGACCGCTTCTACGCCTCACACAATCTCCGAGTCGGCGCGAGGTGTTGGATCGACGTGGAGGGAACACGCTACCATTCTTCGGACTGCTATGGAGAAATCATTGAAGAGGAGATGGAGAAGCAACGGCTAAACAAAGTTTGGATGGTGCAGAATGTCCCCTACCTGCGAAAGCACGAAGCCGATCAGGTATCGCGAGAGAAGCGCACTGCGGTACATGAGGTGCATAACTACTACATCCCGCAGCCGGAGAAGCGGGATTACAACGTTTATATCAACATCTGCTACAAGCTGAAAGACGCGGCAACGCGCACCTACGACTACGACGACATGCTGGATAACCTAGAGAAAGCATGGGCGCGCGATGCGGAAGGCAACCCGGTGTCGCGTAATCCCGTAGACTGGCCAACGGAGAAGTTGGAGGCGGAGCGCAAGCGGTCTGCGTTCTTGTTCGCCTGCCAGAAGCTGAACAATCCCAGCGCTGGATACAGCACGGATACCAAATTTCCAGTGGATCACCAATACCCGCGGCTCATTCAGAGAAGGGTCTACCGGCAGAACATCCGCATTGCTTACTATGACGTTGCCGTTGATACGGCGAACACTATTTCGCGCCGCGCTGACTATTCTTGCATCATCCCCGGAGGCTTCGATGGTGGCGGGCGCTGCTACATTCCCGAAATCGTTCACGGACAGTTTCACGAGGAAGAGATAGCTGACAAGATCATGGATGTCTGCCGCCGCTATCATCCGCGCCGCGTCTTGATGGAGAAGGACCGAGGCGCGGCAGGTGTGCGCGTGTGGCTCAACCGGATGATGCAACTGTCCGGAGACTTCTTCAACATCGAGGACATGCCGATCATGAGCCAGATGTCCAAGGTAGAGAAGATTGGCAAGACTCTCAGGCCCTGGTACATCAGCGGCGCCCTCGTTTTTTTGGACGACATAGGCATGGCGCTGGAACATTTGCGCAAAGAATGCGAGCGCTTTCCTCGTACGTGGTACGACGATATTTTAGACACCCTTTCCGCGCTCTTCTACGGAAAGGAGTGGGTCGGCCGTAATTTTGACCGTCCCGATCCGATGGCCGGAGAGAGCCTTCACGTTCAGCGAAGAATGATGGCAGAAGAAGAGTTCGAGCGGCATATCGGGATAAACGATTGGCTCGGAGATGATAGCCGTTCAAGCAACCACGAGTTTCTAACTGAGTATCAAAAAATCACTGGCGGCTTGTAAGTGGATTAACATTGAACCATGCCAGAGTCGCGAGCGCCTGCAACTCCACCGTACGTAAATCTGCAAGATGGACCGTTTCTGTTCGAGACAAAGCCGATCCCTATTGATTCTGCATTGCAGGCTGTTGTTGATACGTTTTTGGAGTACGAGCAGTATCGCAATAGTAATTACGATTGGCGCTGGCTGGAGTGCGATCAATTATACGAGCCCGTGGTAGAGGTCCGGTACTGGGAAGGCTCAAAGACCCGAAAGGCTGCGGTTCCTAATAACATCTCTTTCGATCACGTCGAGGCGGCAACGGCGTTCATCGAGTCCGCGCTGTTCGATATCCCGGAGTGGTTCGGATGCGAAGCGATTCAGGAAACCAATCCGGCCGAAGCGCGCGACGTACAGGCGATCCTGGAAGATGCGCTCTCCACCCCGTACGATAATTATTCAACCGCACAATCCGAAATGCGGCTCAGTTTCAAAGGCGGCGTCCAGTACGGCACGGGAATGATGATGATGGAATGGGACGGCAGGCGCCCCATCTTCAGCGATCTGGATTTGCGGGACGTGTACGTTCATCATGGACTCAAGAGTCCCCGCATCGACGATGCGAAGAGTGTCATCATTCGTGAGATGGTCACGGTCGATGACCTGAAGAAGATGAAGGAAGGCTCGCCCTACATGAGCCTCCCTCCAGATACCGTGCTCTACTTCATGACGCAGAACCAGCCTTCCGCGATGGCCGACGCCATGAAGCAGCAACAGGAGCTGATCCGCGGAGCGATGGCCACCGCGATCAACAACCAGGTTCCTATCCTGGCTCAGAACGACATCGAGATACTGCGCTATTACGATAATGGCCACATCATCTGGATACTGAATCGCATCCACGTGATGCTGAATATCCGCAATCCCTACGGGTTCATACCTGTACTAAGCTTCCCGTGCAGGCCGCGCAAGGGGCGGTTCTATGGATCAGGATTCCCCGAGGCGATCAAGTACCAGCAGTTGATAACTGAAGGACTGGGAAACGCGCACCTGAATGAAATCAGCCTTGCCCTGGATCCGCAGATTACAGCTCCGCTCGGCATGAAGCCATCCGACCTGGTCACCCGTCCAGGGGCGACGCGGACGACAGCCAATCCGAAGGACGTAATAGTTCACTATCCCCCCAACGCGACGAAGGATGTGGACGGGGACATCACGCGCTACGAGCAAATGGCAGAGCGGCGCAACGGCATATCTTCGATTGCGCAAGGAGCCGCGCGCCCCGGCAACATCAACCGCACCGCGCAGGGAGTCTCCACGCAGAGCGAAGGTACGAACATCCGGCTGAAGCACGTCATCGAGAATATCCGGGACTACATGATTGTCCCGATGCTTTTCAAGATGCGCAAGATGTACCAGGTTCACACGACACCGGGCCAAGTGTTGCTGATAGCAGACAGCCCGAGCGGACAGCCGCGCCCCATCACCGCCGCTGTGTTTCACAAGCCGGTGAAGATGATCATGGATGCCGCGTCTCGTATGATCACCCGCGACCGGCTTGGAGCGAACCTGCCTACTGTAATGCAGTATCTCGTGAATGGTCCGGTAATGAGCGGACTGAATGCGATCGGCTTGACTATCGACTTTGAAGAGGTCGCGCAGACCGTGCAGGATGCCGCTGGCCTGCCGCGCCGCTACAAGTGGGTGCGCGCGCTTACACCGCAAGAGCAACAGCAGATGCAGCAGCCGCCGCCTGAGGCGATGATGCAGCAGCAGATCAAGCAAGGCGATCAGCAGCTACGCCGCGAAGTGGCTGGCATGAAGTACCAGACAGAGATGGCCGACGTTCAATCGAAGATCCAAGTAGCCCAGATCCAGAAGCAGCCGGACCCGATGGAAGCGCAAATGAAGCAGTTTGAGATGCAGGCCAAGGTCCAGTTTCAAGAGCGACAGAACGCGCAGAAGCTTCAGGCCGATCAGCAAAAGACACAACAAAAGATGGAAGCGGATCGAATGAAAATCGAGATGAAGGCGCAGTCGGACCGGCAGAAACTGGAAGCGGATCGCGCGAAGTTGCAATCCGACGTTCAGGCTAAACAGGTGGAGACCCAGGGCAAGATAGAGTCGCACATGATGGGGCTCCAGATGCAGCGTGAGCAGGCCGAAGAGAATCGCCGCCAGATGTTGATGGACCGGCAGGTGGGGATTAGCCGACCACAGTCGCAAGGGAAACAGAATGCAAACTGAAGCGTGGATAGTATTGCAGACGGTTTATAGATCTGATCCAAAGTTAGAAAAATGCCAGGGCGCGAGGCCGGAAGATCGCAGTAGGGGAGAAGATCCAAAAGGTTCTCCGCTCGGCTTGTGGATGTTCAAGGATAGAGCCGAAGAATACGCCGAGGAGTTGAGCGACTCCGGATATCCCTCAAAAGCACTCCGCGTCGTCGTGGAATTCCGGGATGAGTAACTCTGAGGATCTTCAAAAGATCGTCGCGATACGCTCCCTGTGCAGCAGCCCGACCTTTGCCTATATCATCGAGATGTTAGAAAACGATCTCTTAAAGAATGACATTGAAGTGAAGATGATGACGGATGACAGTGTCACAGGAGAGTGGCGGGCGCTGAAAAAAATCATCCAGAGACTCCGCCAATTGACAGAAGAATACGAGGAGAAACTCGAAGAAGCTTCGCGAGCGAATCCAAATCTTCGCGGGATGTTAGCGGCGGATAGAATCCCGTAGCGGCTTGACAAGTTCAAGAAGTATGTATACTTACTAACAGGATGGAACAACCTAACCAGCCGATTGTAAATACGCAAGATCCTCTCGCGCCGTTCAGTAACACTCCGCAGCAGACTGAAAAATACCTATTCAATGGCCAGCAATGGGACAGCAAGTC